TTAAAAACGGACAGGGTTTCTAATTATTTACATGCCGGGGTATGCAAACTGGTAAAGCAGCAGCCATGAGAGGGCTGTGATTTTGTCTGGGGGTTCGACTCCCCCTCCCGGTACTAAAAAAAAATAAAAAGGCCACCCCAAATGGAGTGACCCTTAAATAAATGTTAAAGGGTGGGGTACTATAATGGTGCTATTCTTCTGTAAGTCCTTATAATAAAATACTTATAATCCAAAGACACCATTTGTCATAGTAGTGTTTTATATTATAAGTATGAGACACATACTAGCCAAAATATCGAATTGTCCACACTGTGGGTCAAGACAAATCAAGAAAGATGGTCGTTTTCAACGAAAAAGGAATCATCAGATAGTCCAGAGATATAAATGCACCCAATGTTTTAAAAGTTTCAGTGACCAGACTTTCCACCCCACCTATCGCCATAAACGCCCAGACCTCAATAAAAAGGTCATGGAGATAGTTTCCGTGGGTGTAGGTGTCCGAAAAACAGCCCTGATTCATCGTACCACCAAAAAGACTGTCCAGAGAAAGATTCTCTGGTTAGCTAATGTATGTGAAATGTTCCATAAGGAATACATGGACAAGTGGATGAGGTCACCCAAGCCCAGATTCCAGTTTGATGAATTTGAATCCATGGAACAGAACCGTGTTCATACTTTAACACTCCCTGCCGTAGTCGAAGTAGACAGTCATTTCATCGTTGATGTTATGTCCGTCAGAACCACTTCCAGATGCCAATATCCCTATCTTAAGGATGACTATGAGGATGAATACAAGGATCAGATTAAACTCCGTCACAGATACATTAAGAGAGTACTGGGCGCATGTCGGAAAATGAAACCCAAAGGTAGAATTGTGGTGGAATCTGATAAAAAGAAAACCTATCCCAGTTACATGGCTGAAATATTCGGGGAAAATGGTGTACACCTTGAATATGATGCTTCTAAGGAGAAAAACAAGAAAAAGCTGTTCAGTATTAACAATTCCATAGCCTGTATGAGAGCTAACATATCAATGCTCAGACGCAAAACATGGCATATTTGTAAGAGCATGGAAATGCTCAATGCTCACCTATCGATATATAAGTTCTTTGGGAACTACTTTTTAGAGAAGATGTATAAAATTGGGGATGGGGAAAGAAAAAGGCGAGTGAAGATGACACCCGCCATGCATTTAGGGATTTTGAACGAACCCGTTGGTATAGAGTTCCTTTACAATACTATTTAAGGTAATTTAGATTCAACCTTTTTCAGAAAGTCTTCTCTTGACATACCTTCCCAAGATTCAAGTGAAGCAATATTACCTATTCCTTTTACCCATGCTTGAGTTCTGCCACTATCATAGTGAAGTAAATAAACTTTGTGTCCCTTTATATCAATCACTTCTTCTTCAACCACAGGGGATTCTTCTTCCATTTCTGAGTGAGTTTCTTCCCAAAATGCTTCATCTCTCTGTCTTTGCCCAATAGGATTGTTTTCATAACATACCTGAAAACCTTTTTTAACAGATTCAATCAGCTTATCCTCTCCATTTCCTTTCAGTGATTCAAGAAAAGATTCAAATTTTTCTTTTTTATTCATGATTATATCCTAATTAGTGTTTCTATTAGTTTATAATCTGAGAAAAATCTTTATATTTTGGTCATTAGCAACAATGAAGTACCCCACCCCTTTAAATGTTTAATTGTTAGAGATATTTTTTCCGTGACAACACGGCTGTCAATAAGTCTTTTCAAAATATCATTTTTTTTATAAAAAATGGGAAAAAACGTAAAAAACAAAGGAAGAGTAGTCTAATTGGTAAGGCACTGCCTTGGAACGGCAGCGGGATTAACGTCCCTTGCAGGTTCAAATCCTGTCTCTTCCGCTGGAATCTTGTATAAACTAATGACATATGGGAAATATTACTTGGTAAGTTGTTAAAAAAATATTCATAGACCCTAAAATAATATGAAACCTAGAGCAATCGTAGTATTTGTCCCAAAACACCCCCATTTTTTTGTGGAATATAAAATCCTTTATAATTGTTGGAAAAATTTAAAACTATATGAAGATACTGATTTAATCGTATTTTGTGCGTGGAAAATTAAACATAAAATAGATAACGACTGTATCATTATTGGACACAGAGAAAATAATAAAATAAATTATCCCTACATCAACTCAATTGAAATATTTTCAAAGCAAAAAGCAAATTTTATAAGAAAATATAAGGAAGTGCTCAAAACAGATCTTGATGTTTTTCTCACACCAGCTTTCAAAAAATGGCACATCAAAGGCAAAAAGTTTTTTACTGGTGGGGGTGGATATAATAATGATATTAAAGTAAAATCCAATATAAAAAAAATATCAAAAGAACTTAATTTGAACCATTATGATATCTACAATATTGGTTCAACTTGGTACGGATCTGGCAACGATGTTGTAAATGTTGGCTCACTTACAACTAAAGTGTTGTACCATATTTTAAAAAACTATTTTAAAAATGGTAATGGTGAGTGGCCTTCTTGGTATCGTCCAGTATCATCAATGTATGCTTCAGAAATAGCAATAAACCATTTGATGAAAAATAAAGTAAAAATGGTTCCAGATAAATTAGATTTCTTTAGCACTTCAAAAAATAGCATATGGAAACACCCCCATATTCATTCATGGCATACTAGTAGTAATGAAGAGGGATTTTCCAAATTTAAATTTGCATCCGGGGATTATAACAAAGTAAATCTAAGAAAACTAAATAAAAAAATAATTTCTAATTATTGTATATATAATGCAGTTAAAGCCAGTAAATTATAATTATGGGCATGTGGGGGAATTGGTAGACCCGCCACACTTAGGATGTGGTGCTTAAATGCGTGGGAGTTCAAGTCTCCCCATGCCTACCATTTTTTTTTCAAAAATAATTTATATTTATAAAATAGGATTTTCAACATGGATAACAGCGATAAATTAAAAATTGGATTTGATGAAAATAAAACCAAACTCCCAATAACGGAAGTTGAAAAAATGTTTATTGACTTCATTGAAGATTGGCACGATGACCACATGAAACACTATACGGACTTGCAATATGGTAAAGGCCCATTTAGAAAATTGGTTGGAGAAGCCAAGAAAATGATTGCTAAAAGAAATTTATAAACTATAAATAACAATCAACGGGAGGTTCATATGATGTGATTTAAAATAACACAGGAGATAAAATCATGTCTAGATCATATCGTAAACCTTGGATGGTTGATACTTATGGCTCACGCTACAAAAGATTTTTTAAGCGTTACGCCAACAAAGTAGTAAGAAAAGCAACAAATTTTCCCGAACATATGGGGTATAAAAGAGTATTCAATTCATGGGATATTGTTGATTGGAAATATTACGAAGATTGGAAACTCCACTGGTGCAATTATACACAAGAATGGTACGAACCAACCCCAAAATGGAAATGCATAAGGAAATAGTATAAACACCAATTATGAAATACCCACCAATATCCTGTGTGTGTCCTACGTATGGTAGGGTACACATGGTTGAAGAATCTATCAAGTGTTTCTTAAAACAAGATTATAAAGGGAAAAAACAACTGGTAATTTTTAATAATTTTCCACAGCAACAGCTAGTTTTTAAACACCCGGAAATTAAAATAGTTAATTCAACAGCGAGAAATCTTGGAAACGCTAGGAATTTATCTGTAGAAGCAGCAGACTATGACATAATTGCTAACTGGGATGATGATGATATTTATTTACCACACAGTCTATCAATAAGAATGAAATTTATGAAAACCGAATTTTCTAAATTTACAGTCGGTTTTTATTATTTTGACGGTAACCATTATGAAGTAACCACCAATATATTCCACGGCCAAGCAATTTTCACAAAAAACCTTTATAATAAAATTAGTGGTTACTCAGAGACGGACGTTGGAGAAGACACAGATTTTGAACAAAAAATTCCTAACGACCTAAAATATGTTTACGAGAGTAAACGGCCTTATCATAGATTGCATTACGTATACAGATGGAGTGGTTCTATTTTGCATATCAGTACTAATTCGAGAAAAAAAATGGAAATGGATGTATTGGAAAAAATAAAAAAAGGGATCGAACCCTCTGGGAAAATACTATTAAAACCTAAATGGGATAGAAACTACATAAAAGATGTAAAGCAAGCCATACGTAAAATAAAAACAAAGAAATAACTTATATTATAAATATGCGAAAATTTTTACTTTATTCATCAGTGGGCGATCTTTCTAAATTCCCAAAATATTGGTTATCTGGGAAAGGACGAAATTTTGATATATGGATATCTTTTTATGGAGACCGCACCGACCACGGATTTGAAAAGCACGTAGACAAGTATTTTGTTAACAGAAATTATAAATTTCCAAATTTTTATGATGTATATAAAAAACATTATGATATAATAAAAAAATATGATGCGGTTTTTCTTATTGATGATGATATTATAATCAAAACGCAACAAATACGTCTATTATTCCAAATTATAATGGAGCTGGATTTATGGGTCATGCAACCAGCTTTCAATGACAAAAGTTTGATGTATTGGGAAACTAATAGACAAATATCAAATTCTTTTATGCACTATACCAATTTTGTTGAAATAAATACTCCAATCTTTTCCAAATATGCGCTTGAAAAATTTATGGCCGTGTACGACCCGGAATTATTAAGTACAGGTATTGATTTTTGGTGTACCAGAACGCTAGGAATAGATGTGAAAGATAAATACGCAGTTATAGATGCAATAACGTGCGAAAACCCAACAAATCTTAAAAAAACAGGAACAGAAACTAAAAATAGAGAAATACACAAATATATATCAGAAACCACAAAATTTAATAGTTGGGATATAGTTTCTAAAAAACACGGCATAGAAAAATTTGTACCGAAAATATACAAAACAGTACCCATAGATAATTTAAAAAATATGATACCCGAAAATACAAAATTGTTTAGTAAAATTATGAGACAATTTGAACGAAACACACAGCAAAGTGACATTTAAGATAAAAAATAATTTATATTTTAACTATGATTGAAGTCATTTGTGGGCCTATGTTCTCCGGTAAGACCGAAGAATTAATACGAAGATTAAATAGATTATCATACGCTAAAGTACCATTTTTACTATTTAAATCCAACATTGATAATCGATACGATGATTCTGATAAGGTAGTATCTCATAACAAAAGAACAATTAAATCAATACCAATTGGTTGTAGTGATGAAATCTTTCCCTATGTTGAAGGAAATCCTACCTACAAAACAATTGCCGTTGATGAAATTCAGTTTTTAGATGCTCGAATAATTGAATTATGTAAAAAACTTGATCCCGATTATCGAATTATAGTTGCTGGTTTGGATATGGATTCAAACGGGGATGCTTTTTATCTTATGGAACAATTGCTTCCAATGGCAGATCATGTTAAAAAATTATCTGCTGTATGTGTGAAATGCGGTAAAGATGCTAAAATGTCTTATAAAATAACAAAAAATGATTCGATTGTTGATGTTGGTGGTAAAGAAAAATATGAAGCCAGATGTATAGAATGTTGGTCAAAACAATATGCACCCAATTAATCACATAAGAACATTAGATACTATTCTGTTCTACCCAGAATTACCAAATCGCCATTATACAATATCACGAATTATATCAACGGGTGGTTGGTGGTTAAGTAATAAAGTAAAAGATAAATTTTGCTTAATAATACATTGGAATGATAACACCTTTAAACATCCGGGTAAAGTATTACAGAATTTTCACAACAAAAAAAATTACAAAATTATTAATTACGGGTGCATAAATATATCAAAAAGAAAAATAGGTATAATTTTTAACAAGACTTTTGGATATCCAATTTTAGTTAATCCTTTTAAGCATAAAGGTAAAGCCATCAGAAAATCCGTATGGAATGCATCACATGACGGTAAAGTAATTGAATGCCCAATTGAAAAAGATTCCCATGGTGTCAAAAAAGAAAAAATTTTTCAAAAATATGTAGATGCTCAAGAAAAGGAATATTTCATAAATATAAGGGTTCCGATCTTCGGTGATAATATACCCTTCGTATATTTATTTTATAGAAAAATGAAGGATAGATTCAATAATAAACTTGTAAAGGTTGAATTAATAAATGATACAAATAGCATATTCTCAAATGAAGAAATAAAAAACACGATAGATTTTTGCCAAGGGATAGGATTAGATTACGGTGAATTGGATGTTTTAAGGGATAAGAAAAACGGTAAATTGTATATCGTTGATGCTAATGACACACCCACAGGCCCACCCGGACATTTAGATACTGAACAATTTGATTATGCTATTAATAAATTAACAATTTCATTTGAAAAAATGTACAATGCATTCAAAATACCAATTACAAAAAAACCAACCACCACAAGTGAACCCGAAACAAGTGAACCACCTGAAATAGAAGATTAAAATTATTTTACGTGTTTCGGTTTATTGCCTTTAATCAACATGGGATATTGATCGGATGTTAAGTCCCAAGGGCTTATGTACCACATATCAACTTTATAATCAGCATAGTTAACAGCTCTGGTCTGACGGTACACCATTATATTACCTTTTACAGTCCTGTATTCATGATAAAAGATCACATTTTCCCAATTAGCTTGGAATCGCCACATTTGGTCTTCGGGTACATAGAGACGTGTATCAGGCCATTGTAGCTGGTTTGTATTAAATTCTATATATGGGCCACGTTCACCAATAACAACCCTCTCATAACCTTTTGCTATTGGAATAGGGTCATCTACATAAAACCCTACACATAATTCGTTATCTGGATATAAAGGTTTTATAGGAAGAATCAATTTCTTAGCATATTTTTTTAATATTTTTTCATCCATGCTATTCGTCTAACTCATAACCCATCTTCAGGAGTTGTTCCAGTGCAGATTTTATGGCTTCCTGTTTAGTTCTCGTTTTATTTATATGACCGTAAATAATACCGCTCGTATCACGAGTTAATTCACAGTCATAATAAAATTTATTATCGGCTTCTTTATAACGTTCTAATGATTTGATTTTAAAAGTAGAAAGGCCGATGGACAGTTCATTTTTTTCCAATAATGCATTGGTTGCTTCATCCAAGGTCATGTAAATCAAATATATGTTTTAAGCTTTCAAACACCAACTCTTTTGCTTTTTCTTTTGTTACCCATCTGAACATATCATGCTCTGGTAGGCCATTTCTTATTTTGTATTTTGGATTGTCTATAATGGACTCGCATTTATATTCCATCTTCGTTAAATGACCTGTCATATCATTTATAAAGAAAATATAATAAATCTTATGTTTAGTTTCGTATACGTGGAAAGGTTCTGTACTTGGAGGAACCTCAAAATATTCTCTTAAGTCCAATCCCGTTTCTTCCTTAACTTCCCTTAACGCAGCTTGAATAGGACGCTCACGTTCTTCTACAGTGCCTTTTGGTATTGACCAGAAAGGATCAGATTCTTTATAGATGTAATTTGAATCTTGCGTTATATGACAAATTAAATATAGATCATTTGATCGGAGTAAAAACCCTGCGGTGGTAAGTTTCATGCGCTAGTTGATACAATTTTAAAAACCCTCTTTACAAAGCCAACTGCTTCTGCCACTGCTTCTTCGGGTTTAACATCACTACCGCTACTCTTGTTGAAAAAATACTTCGCTCCAATGTATATTAAACCAACGGGAAGGGCTATCATGACGCTATACATTATAATTTTTTTAAGTTTGACTATCATTCTATCTCCAAGTTTAAATTCAGGGTATAATTAAGTATAAATCATTTTTTAAAAAAACCATGAAGCTTTTTTTATTTTCTTAACCTTATTCTACCTCTGTGGAGATCGTATGGGGAAAGTTCTACTTCTACAATATCATCCGGTAAAATTCTTATATAATGCTTTCTTATCTTTCCAGAAATATGTCCCTCTACCATATGACCATTCTCAAGTATTATATCAAATGTAGCGTTAGGTTTCGCCTTCACTACTTTTCCTTCTACCATTATTCCTTCTTCTTTTGCCAAGTGCTTTTCCTTTTGTTAAAAAATGGATGGTAGGGAACCACTCCTAAGCTTGGTTTAACATAACTGGCTTCAACGCTTCTATGTCTCCCACTGCATCCTCGCTGCTTACCCATTCGGTCATCCCTACTAAGGCGTGGTACTAACGACTCCACTCTGCCAGACAGAGGTTCCTCATTTCTTTGTAGGACTGCAAGCAATCAATTTCGGCTGATCACACCGCCCTACCATCCTTACACTAGCGGGAGCAGGAGTTGAACCTGCTAAACTCCAGCTTATGAGACTAGACAGCCATCCGAGGCTCTATCGTCCCCGCATCGTATAATTTGTTTATAATATAAATCTTTTTATGAAAAATAATGATTAATTATCAGGGAATATTTTAACAATCCCTTTGGCACTCTCTACATATAATGAATCAGGTAATTTGTTAAAAGCCTTCATGAATGTGGTCTTTTGTATCTTTACATTATGTTTGCAATCAATTTTTATTAATCTATCAAAATCACCTTTTCTTTTTAATTCAATCCTGTCTGGGTAGTATTTCACCCTTAATTGATTACCAGCATTAAAGCCAGCCCCCCTAATTTTAGATGATGGTACACTGTACCTGTTATTTCCTTTATCAAATAAACATGGTTTAGCGTACAATGCTTTATCCAAATCTTTTTTAATATTTTTATATTTGGCTGTTTTTTGTACATCATTAATAATATCTGAATAATCATAAGTAACAGGATCAACATCACCCGGATGGTGAACATCTATAACAATATTCTTCACCTTAAACGAAGTAGTATTATAATAAAGAGGATAAATCTTGGACGTTTTTATGACGTTGATCATTTGAGATTTATCTAACTTACACCCTCTGGCTATCGCTTCGGGTATTATATCATACTCAGTAAAGGCAACATCTGCATTGATACATTCGTCTATTATCTTTTCTACTATTTTTTTATTTTTTTCATTCATACTATCTCTTCGTCTATGTTATTATCGCTATCATCCAAGTTCAGGCTTTTTTTAACTTGTTCTTCGAAAGACTTTATAAGTTGTGATAAATGCTCTTTGGTTTGTTCATTTTCTTGGTTTAAAATTTCTTTACCGATCACTTTAAACAACGTACTGTCTTGCTGCTTTAATTCAAATAATTCAAATCCACGATAATAATTAGTTTTGATTTGGTTAAGAAAATCTTTAACCATACCCCTTAAAAAACCATTTGCTTCTTTTTCATTCCCAAAAAGATGGCTCGAAAACAATGCCAGTGATTGGATAGTTGCAAAATTACAAAATTGATTGTACAAATGATATATTTCTTCACTTTTTGGGATAAATTTTTCTTTTCCTTTTTTATCAAGATATGATTTATAATTTTCTCTTATTTCCCTTATTTCGTTCGCACCTAAATCTTTAGGATCTTTGAAAATAAGTTCATCAAACGTAGATTTTTTATCTGATTTCTTATCCTTATCCTTTGAATGATCAATTTTCATATGAACTAAATATAAAATTTTTATTTATTAATGGGGTGTTTTTTTCAACAAATTTTCAACATGTTCAACTAGGTAAATGAAATCATTTTCAAATAAGATAGTTTCCCCATCTTGAACATAAATAATTGGGTCTCCATCTATTTTCCTCATGACTTCCATAAAATAATTATTCTCAGACAATTCAATTGAAATCAAATCATCTTCATACGTTTTACCATTTAACTCACGTCCTAAAATTATAACATTATTTTCCTCGCCAAAAACTTCAATAACTTCAATACATCGTTTTAGAAAGGCGTGTTTGTCTTTTGTTAATAGCATTAGAATATTTTCTCCAAGTCCAATTGATTAATTAATTCAACTAAAACATCTCCATGGCAGGGCTTCGGGTGACAGTAGCATCCTAACATTTTACGTTTTAATTCTGGAAGATGTTTTAAAATATCCGGTTGTGTTTTAATCCACGCACGATATTTTTCAATAACCTCTCTCCTTGTGCCATCTTTGCCGATTTCAAATGGATTGCCCCATATGCTAGGGCGACCAATGTAAACATCATAAGGAGAATCTTTTAAATTAACTACTTTTGTCACTTACGTAACCGTTATACACTTGTTGCTTTTAATTGCTTTCTTAGCCCCTTCAATAAAATCCAATGCCCATGATTTAATGTAACCATCATAATCATGTTGATCGTCAGATACTTCCCATTTAGGTATTGTCTCTTCCATGAATGGAAGGAGTTCTTTTAAATTATCGGGGGTGATGTTGGGTTTGTAAAGATGTTCAATTGGGTGATTAAAAAAACAGACTCCATGATCTTCCTTTAATTTATCCACAAGATCCAATAACATCCCGTAACCCAACGTACAACTACAGCATGAAAATGAAACACTCATAAGATAAAATATAAATTAAATTAACTGTAATATGACTCTAATTTATCAAAATCATAATAATTACTCATTAGGCCACAGGTTTTTGTAAAACTTCCTGATCTAACGTTGGGCGGTATAAATTTTGTTTTTGACATTATTAATAAATCAATTAAACTTTCTTTCACCAATTCTTCGTTTCTATTTAAATGAGTCTCAAAATTATAATTTTTATCATTTATCATTTCTTCTTTTTTGTCATTGACTTCCAAAGAAGCTTTCTTTTCCTTAATGATGATATTTTTAGGGAATATATTTTTGAATTCTTTTTCAACCTGCGATGAATCACTAATCAAAAAAATTTTAATATTTCTATTCAAAGCTATTTCCTCCCGTATTTTTTTTAATAAATAACCCTTTCTTTTATCATAATCCCCAAGGGCTTTCTTTTTGTCTATTTCAAAAAAGAACTCCCAACTTCTCAAGTGAACTGAAAATACAGATTTATCAATATTATTTTCATCAATAAATTTCTTTGCTTTTTTATAGATATCCCTTTCAGGAACAAATAAGTTCAAATACTTACTTATATATTTTTTATCCTGTAACATGTTGCTTGGAATTGAAAATGTTTCTAATGCAATTTCACATGTTTTTTCTTGCTTGATTTCTTTTAATTTTTCTCGACTATCTTCTGAAATAATAGTATTGAATTTTGGTTCTTCAAACAACTTATTGTATTCTATCGCACAATGAGGGGTTATTGGCCAAAACAACGTAATATCGTAAGCACCATTTCTAAATATGTCATTCAGAAATAACCCATTGATGATATTATCTATCCTGTTGCACAATCCTGCACGATTAAATAATACTAATTTTCTACTCAAAATCTTCTGGCGTTAATTCTAACTCAAAATCGTCACAATTGTTTTGTAGTTCAAATAAACTATAACGGTTTTCATTATAGGTGATGTCATCGTCATCATCGTCATCGTCATCATCGTCATCGTAGAAATTTTCGTTACCCACTTTTACCCCCTTAAAAATTACACTATAAAATATATACGATTTTATGATAAATTTTTATTTTTGTTTCATTTTATTTTTAACTTCATTAAGTATTTTACCCATCTTTTTTTTGTCAATCCACTTAAAATGATCCATTACAGGTTTAACATCCCACCCTAATTCTACAAATCCTATAAAATAATTCCTAACCCTATCTTCCCAAGTAAGCGTAAAAGCAACACCTTCTGGTCGATAGAACCTGTGATACCACCTGAGAAATGGTAAACATAAAGTTTTCGCCCCTTTTTGTTTGAATTTTCCTTGTATATAACCTTCTTCAGCCCCGAAACCACTAAATAATTGACTAATATGTGGCCAAGCTTCTTTTCTACATGATAATAATCCCATTCCCTGCATTTTAATTTCAAAGGGTTTTTGGTTTTTATATATCCCCCTTTTGTCAGTGTTCCATGTTCCCCACATACCACCACTCCATTCAGGTCGCATATCGGTAGATATAGAACCCCCACGAACAAGTGGGCCTTGGAGAAGATTTTTAGTTTTAGGGTGATTCTTGTAATAATTCAATAATCGATTCAAACTACCCTTCTCAAGAAATACATGAGAATCCATACAAAGAATTAACGGTGTTTTCGCCAGTTCAAAAACCTTGTATTTTGTAAACGATGATATTTTTTTACCAAAAGGTATATATCTATGTTTATTAGGCACTTCCGACTTCAAAAAATCAAGTATTGCCTTACTGTGCTTTCCATCGGGGTTATTATCAATTACTAAATATTCAATGTCTTTCGACACTTTCGGATGATATAACTCTATGGATTGAATTGAAAAATAAACTCCATCAAAATCATCATAGGTTGCCATCCCAACAGTTAACTTTTTTTCGGTCATAATATTTAAATATATATTTTTAATAAATACTTAAAATTGAATAATTTCTAAATACAGGACGTAATTAACCACTGCTTTCCAAGTTCCCACCAATGATCAAAAAAACGTGGTTCTATACGCCTATCATTACTAACTACGATAGAACCACAATTTAAAAAACTGTGCCTGTAATCTTTGCATATCCCAAAAGGACGTTGCAGTAATTTAGTTATATTTTCAAGCTTGTAGTCTAATTGTTGAATTATTATATCAACATCAAACCAAAATAAATAATCGTATTTCTTGTAATATTTTTTCAATAATAAAACTTTATTCCATGATGGATGCCTATCAGTATTGTGATCCCCAATAATTAAATCATAATTATGCATTGAACAATACTTTTTAAATATTTCAAGCGTATACTTAGAATATTCTTCTATTTCAGGAGTTGTTACCGTGACTATTGCAATCATTTCCATAAAAAAAAAAATATTTTTATCCTTATATAAACTAATAATATATCAAAAAAGGAAATTTATTATGGGAATACCAATAACAACAACTACACCAGAGCCAACCACGACTCCTGTACCAACCACGACTCCTGTACCAACCACGACTCCTGTACCAACCACGACTCCTGTACCTACTACTACAGTGGCTGTTCGTTGCCCAACAGATGGACTTGATAGCATTGATACTTACATTTATTATGCAAATGTTGATAACATCGATATCAGTAATTACGGAAGCAGCACAGGTATTGTAGAAGGTTGGGCACAAATAAAATATGATGGATCATACAGAAATGCTGACAGCATGTGTATACTTGGTTCAGAAACTGAAGGATTTGATGATATAATCGATCTTATGGAATTTGTAGTAACAGGAAATGCAGGGGACGTTATTCAGTTTGTTCTGGAATACGAGAATCTACCATCTAGTTCAGTAGGTACTTATCAAGTAAATGTTAGGTACTTTTTAGAAGAACCCCAAAGTTATTATGATGGCATCATAGCAATAACATTTGTATATCCAGTTTAAACAATTTCATCGTATTTTTGTTTAGCTATTCTTATTTTGTCTGTCATATGCTCACATAGCATATGATGGACAAAATTTTTTTCTGGATATATTTTATGGGCGTTGTTCATAAGATTACACGGTAATTTCTGTAATAATTCACCATACATATTAGCGACATTCATATCCAAGTTCCATCTTTGTTTTTGGGTTTTATTTACAAATGCTATTCTGTTTAATACCTGCTGTTCATGGGCAATTCGATTCTCAAGCCCCCAATTTTGTCCTAGTCCCCACCATATATTTAAAAATTTTTCAACTTTTTTATCATTTTTTACCACGATGGAACCACAATTAAATTCCCGATATTTGGTTCCGTTCTCACATACACCGATGGGTTTTTCCAGTTGTTCAATTATATCTTCCAATTTATGTTCTAATTTATTTATTACCATGTCAGCATCAAGCCAAAATAAATAATCAAATAATTTGTGATATTTTTTCAACAATAATATTTTATCCCACGTTGGTGCTCTGTCACTACATCGTTCACCGATAATTAGCGTATAATTGTGAGCCAAGCAATATTTTTGAAATATTGGTAACGTATACTTAGAATAGCATTCAATTTCTGATGTATGTAAGGTAACAATGCCTATTGACATGTTATTTCTTTTTAAGTTTCTTAATAAACCCTAATATAAAAGTAACTACCTTCATAATCATTGCCCATTTGGAAGATTTATTGTCCTGTTTAGCAGGTATATCGTAATCAGGTTTGTCATCCTTAGTATAAATGGGTCTTATTTCTTCCACCACTACTGGTTCCTTTTTAATTTCCTTCACTGGTTCCGGTTTTTTATCTTCAAATATTTCCCAATCAAAATGAGAACCTATATCCCATTTACCAGATGAACGAAAATTGATATGAGTGCAGATGCCCTTGAATTCTTTTGCTTTTGTTGAACTTGAAAATATATTGTAACGATCCTTTTCATCCAATAACGTTTTGGGAATATTAAACTTCTTACTTAAGTAATTCACCAATTCTTTGGTTGCGAGTAGCTGCTTATCTGTAAATGAAGCAAAGTAATCATACCCTCTCAAAGGTGCTCTCTTAAAATATTGAATTTCGGACGTAGAACAATAAATATCTTTTTTTGTTTTTTTCTTCTGCCCTTTAGAATCTGTATATTCGACTTCCGAATAAACGCTTTCTAAATTAGATCCTACCTCGTTGAGTGGGCCGTAATTGGATAATTCAATCCCAATACTTTCTTTGGAATTGTAACCATTCCCGCCAACTGAACCTCTACCAAGATGATATGACCAATATTTTGGTTCAAATAATTCATATATGATTCCATTCCTAGCAATAACATAAGACACGCTCATGTGGTTATCTTTCTTTGTCAAAGAAGCCATGTCACCACGAATAGTCCCAACCGTAAAGTGCAGTACGATTTTCTTTTTATCTACCACTTCTTTGTAATAGTAACTATCAAAACTTGGTCTGATGTGATGAATTTCACATTTGTCTAGCACTGTAATTTTATCAAGAGTGTATTTAGTCCCGCTACTATTGGTCAATGTATCGGTAAATTTTTTTTCTTGTTCTGGTATTTTTTCCGCTTTCATAATTTCCACCTATAAAAAACATATATTATATGATTAAAGTTTATAAACTATTGTAAATTACAGGTATTATATGGAAAAGGAAGAAAAAACAATGGAAGAAGTGGTAGAAGTGGCTGTAGAAGAAAAACCTGCCAAAAAACCTACCAAAAAAAGTAAAAAGAAAAAGGTAACTGAAAAGTCACCCGAAAAGGTAATTTTGGAAAAAACAGTAGTCGAAACGGTTGAACCAAATTACAATTATTCCAAGGTTATAAAAAAAGAGAAACCCGCAAAAATAAACTTCAGCGTTATTAAGCGTGAAAAAAAGTTCTATTAAACTTTTATAAAATAATAAAAAAAGGGTTGCTTGGAAAGCAACCCTTTTTTATTGATATTTTACCGATATTATTTAAAAGGTTTGTATTTCCTTTTTAAAACATTGGTGAAAATATTTACACGAGCTTTGCGGATATAATCAACATCCCGTTTGTAATAGAATGGATAATATGTATTTTTCAATATTCCTTCAAATTTAGGAACATACTGCTCATCATTAATCCTCACACCCTTCAAATAAAGATTCCTCAGACCCTTTATAAGGCTCTTTGAGCGTTCTAGGAATGTTTCCCTGCGGGAGTTGTTATACTTCCTTAAAAGGGACTTCTGTGAGCGTGTGGAAGCCTCAGAATAAGAATCAAGGAAATCACCCAATGCTTCTTCTTCATCAACAGTTGTAATTCGATAACATTCCTTGACTTCATCAAATCCTATATTGCCCTCAACATAACTGTTGACAATGATGGATGTCACGGATTCGTAATCTTCCGGTGCGCCGGAAACATTGGTGTCAACTGCTTCAATTAATTCGTTGATTGCTGTGATACCCAATGCACGAACCCTGCTCAAGGTTTTCTTATTTGAGGAAAAGTTACTCCCATTAATCGAAGCTTTTACATAATGACATGGATGCTTGGTGCTCAAGTCATATCCATATTTAATGGTAAAAGTATTTCCCCGGTTGTTTACAACTACCAAAGAAAATTCCCTCAGTGTTTTACTTTCTGTTTTTTTCATTTTTTCTCCTTTTTGGGTTTAAAAAATTTTTTGTTCTTCTGTTTGTTGTTTAACGCCTTCCATTAATTCAAGGCTTACATCAAATTCAACTATGACTTTTTTACCGTCATCATTTTCTTCTTTGTAATCCAAATACGCTTCCGCAACCAATTTATCGAGTAAATCTGTACTCGCTTCCTTCGTAAAATGAAGGGAATAATCAAACAACTCTGATCCTTGGTTCAATTTATGTGCTATTGAAATTTCTTGCAAATTTGCAATAAATTCAACTTCCCCGAATGTAATTGTGTACGTTCGTTGGATAAAATCAGAGGTATCCAGTACCATTTTTTTCCATCTTACGGGGTAAGTGAACAAGGATTCAACATTGTCAATGCCTAATTTCTTTGAAAAGGAATTTAAAAATGTCTGTACAGAGCCTTCGTCTGAGTGTTTAATTAATACTTTTACTTGGATTTCATCGTCAATCCGTACTGTTTCGTATTTTTTAAGTGTCCCAAGAAATCTTTGATCTACCATTTTTCATCCCAAAATTTATTCATCTATAAAAATTTAAATCATTATTTTAAAAAACCCTAAAGAAATATTTATTTTTTATATAAACTTGAGTAGAAGAAGAATTTATTATGAAAGCAGTAAAAATCGCAGGAGTCCGTTTAATCAATTATTTAAACGACAATATTAATTGGAAAGATCATAAAGATATTATATTAGACTTCTGGATTGAAAATAAATGCAGGGAAATTGGTCATAACCCCAGACAATTCAAAGACATGTATTATGTTGAGGAATTACCCACAGAAATCCAAAAACAGTATGAAAACTGGTTCAATGATTACGATTTTCAAAATGGGGATGATGATAAATGGATTACCTTCATAGATGGCACCCTAAACATATTTTACCACACCAGCAATCCTACTCTGATGCCTGAAGAAACGTGGTATTGCGTTCTGATGAAGTCTGAAGTCGAAGCAAGGGAAATATGTGAAACCCAAATATTCCACGGAAACCCAAATATTCTTTCATTCTGGAAATTGGATACCAACACAAAAGCTGAAGAAGTAGGGGGTAGACGAAACGGATATTTATTTTCAAATGAATTGGGTATGGTTGAACCAAGAGATACCAGAGGATATTATTGGGCGGTAATTTTCCAATGCCCACCTGACACCGTTAAATTGTATTATGAAGCTGATGGGAAAACCAAAAGTAGATGTATCAATTGGGCTGCTGACTGCAAGCACATAACGTTGCTAAAAGTTGCAGGTAGTGGTAGATTTTTAATGCAGCAAATATTTGTGGAAGGGAAAGCATGGAAAAGTGATAGATTAGTTCCCCAAGAAAATACCCCAAAAAATCCAATGACCGGAAAAACGTTATTGAAATACATACAAAAAAACTATCACAGCATGTATGGGATCTGGGATGGGATAGATGAAATTACAAAGGATACCAGAGAAGCTGCCAACCAGAGAAAAAATGCTGTGAATACAATGAATGACGAAGAAGTAAAAATAGGAAAAGTAATTGAAGATATCACAAAATTTATTGCAAAGGGAAATGTAAGCCCTGAGAGAAGAGAAAGAAATAAGACCATTAGACAGGCTATCCGGGAGAAAAACAAATTAAGGGAAAAGGAAATCAGAAAGCATATACGTGAACAGGAAAAAGAAAAAGGTAAAAAGGATAGAAAAGACAGGAACCGACTTAATCCATTTTTATCTAAGAAATAGCATTGATCTCTTTTTTAAAATTATCGAACAACATCATAAGGGGAGCTTTAATATTTCCCAATTTTTTTGTTGATAAAAAATGTGAAATTAATTTACAATGCCGTCTGGTGAAATAAACCATTTTCCTATTTAAACTTCTTTTTCCAGCTTTCTTCATTTTTGATACTGGATGATATAAATGCAACAATTCGTGGTTAAACTTTTCATGTTTAAACCTTTTATCAATATCAGTCGTTCGTATCGCAATCTCATTATCATTACCAAGTAAATTAGAAAAACATTCATTTGCACCGCCCAATCTATTCATCCAGAAGCATTTTTTGAAATATACCAATCCACCCGCTAACTTGCCTATGTGTATCTGGCTGTAACGGGTTTCCTGTTCTACCCTAACTTTATTAGTATCGATAAGATTTTTCGTTAATTCTTCTCCTAAAAAAAATACCCCCTTACAACCATAATAACAGTTTTTATTTTCTTTTGTAACATGATTTATTATATCAATTAAATGATCATTATACAAAGATGATATTTCCATTTCTGCAACAAAACAATGCTTAAATTTTGCTGACCTAAATCCAACATTATACAACCACGACTTTGAAAATATGGGATATTTAACAACAATGTGCTTAAATGAAATATGTTTGGGTATATTTATGTATTTTTTCAAATTATACGGGCGTTTAATTACCTGTTCTACTAATATCAATTCTATCTTTACATTCCTTTGTATTGCCAAAAAATTATTTATTTGAAAATTTAATGCATTTAAACGAGGTAAAATGTCAGAATCTATCCTACATACAGGAATAATATAACTAACCTCAACCATATCTTATTTAAAATTTTCAATATCCAATTCTTCTGATGCTTCTTTGGATGCGGTTTCTGCTAATTCATTCAACCATTCATTTTCTTCATTTTCTTCATCATCTGATATTAAACTTCCCCAATCTTCTTTCTTAGAGCCTACTTTTTCTTTAACTTTTTCCACCACTTCTTCAGTTGTTTCGAATAAAAGGCTGAATCCCTTCTGTATTACTTCAATCAAGGGAGGGTTTTGGTTCTTCATGTTGTTAAGAAACTCTTGAAATTTATTTGAATAGTTCATATTTATAGTTTATAAATTAATTATTATAAACTAATAATATATTATAAAAGGAAAAAATTATGTTCGGCAATAATCCATTTGAATTACCAACAAACACAGATTTAGAAAAGGTTCTCAAGAAAAATTTTGACACCATAAACCCTGTTGAAATGAAAGAAGTTAAGGGCGCAGATGGCTCAAAAAAGCTATTCCCTTTCTGGACTCCCGTTAAAGATGCTGGTGGCACAACCTTCACCGATGTCAGTTCTTTTCTCAGCGGTAAAGAAAAAGCTCTTGATATAAAAGATAAAAAAGACAATGTTGGCGTGGTACAACCAAAAGATGCCGGGAAAACATATGAAGACGTATCATTACTTGACAAAATAAGTAATTTGATTAATTCTCATAACGGTTCTCAACCTTTTGATAATAGTGGTGCTGTAAAAGCTATTTCTGAAAAAATGGATAATACTTCAACTGACAAAGTTGTCACCGATAATAATGCGGGTGAAGCAAAAGAAGTAAAAGTTGAAAAATCAGCCGATGCAAAAACTGGTGTTGGTGCCGTAACACCTAAATCAGAAAACATGCCCACCAAAACTGCCAAACCGGAAACTACTAATGTAGTCGGTGAACCAAAAGCAACAGTTGAAAAGGCTGCTAAAGCTAAAGTTGGGAAAGGCGAAAAGGGTAATATGGGAGCAGTTAAACCACAAGATGGTATGGGAAAACAAAACATGCCCGATATGACTAAAGGCTCTGAAAAAGCTAAAGGTGGTAATGTTGGTGCCGTGAAACCTACATCAGAAACGAAGGCTAACCCCACAGATATTAACTTTGATAAATATAAAACTGATCAGATTAAGAAAAGCCCATTCAAAAAATAACAGGATTATACGAAGGTAAAAAATTACTTGCTGGCCCATGGTTAGGTGAATTTGGTTGGGAAATTTTTTGTTGGCAGGGAATATTAAGATCAATCGTACATCAATACAAACCAAAACACGTTGTAATAGCTGCAAAAGCAAACAGAACCTTTTTATATGAAGATTTTGCAGATGAATTTATTTTTGTTGAAGGCGAAGGAAAATTTGCAAATTACTCGCTTTACAAAGGCAAAATAGTAAAACTGAATAAATCAATTAAAAATAAATACAACGATCATTTTTATTTTCACCCATCTAGGTTGAAAAAACTAACATCACACTTTCATGACCAAAAATTTATCAAATATGGTAGAAAAATAAACCAATGCTATGATGTTGTTCTACATATAAGAAATAGAGAATTTTGTAAATATCGTAATTGGGATTTACATAAGTGGTTAAAATTAATCAAAAAATTAAAAAAAGAAAATCTAAAAATAGCATGTGTTGGTACAACCGAAGAATCTCTCAATGTCGAAATGGTTGATAATTTAATGAATATTCCCCTAAAAAAATTAGCTGACATATTACATTCTTCAAAGCTTTTTGTAGGTCAATCCAGTGGAGTCGGTCATTTTGCATCGTTCTGTGGTTGTCCTCATGTGATTTGGGGTGAAAGTAATTCTATCAAAGATATGTATAGACGAACAACCAATCCATTTAAAACACAGGTAAAATTTTTTGTAAAAACTAACCCTTCAGTTGAAGAAATATTTGAATCAATTATCTGTGCAATCAGGTACTTCTAATACCTGATCTCCATGCGTATCCCCTTCATTTGGTCGCCAACCACCCGTTTTTTGTGGACTATACTTACCACCCTGCGTTTCAAAGGGATCTTGCCTTGTAGTGCCATCTCTTAGCACTTTAGGGACGTTGCATTGATCTTCTGTCATTTTAAACTCCTGTTCAATATATATTTGTTTATAAACTATAATCATATGAAAGAAATTCCAAAAATACCGTTTCCTTATAGACCCAAGAAAAGAAAAAAAGATTGGGTTGTAGGGCATACCGGAAAAAATATAGGCGACCATGGAGTTGGTTTTGGAAACCCCGTAGGTGATGGCGGTAGCAATGGCGGGGGGATAGGAGAAAGTGTGAGTAAAAAGGATAAAAAATTTCTTTATAATTATAGTTGTGCAATGTTGAATCTACCTGAAAGCATGGCACCTATTTTAAGACATTGGGCTAAAAAAATGATTCCAAAAGATTCCTTATATGTTAGCGAAGATGAAGGAATTGAAGGACTAGAAGATATGCCACATGTAACAATTAAATATGGATTACATGATACAACACCCGATGAAGTAAAAAAACTAAGCAAAGGATTTGGTAAGATAAAAATAAAACTTGGCGATGTAACAAAATTTGAAGAAAATCCAAATTTTGATGTTCTTAAAATAGACATATCCGGCGACAAATTAAAAGAACTAAATAAAATACTATCAGATAACATGGAACACAGTGACAAATTTGATAAATACACACCGCATGCCACGCTGGCATATATTAAAAAAGGATGCTGTAAAGATTTAGTTAACAATGATTTTTTCAAAGATTTAGAAGATGAAATAGATGAAATATATTTCACTTCCAGAACGGGTGAAGAATATTACATAGGGTTATAATTATGACAGATGGGCCTTTTTTAGATCATAATCCAAATAGACTACATCAAGGTACTGCCAGATGTGTTATTGGGTTAATGCCAGTTTCCTATGAGCAAGAGAATGCCCCTCCTTCAGAAACTATTAATGCTAATATAAAAGCATTTATCGCCCCAGAGCTGGAATTAAAATATGCAATAGATGGTAGTTATAAAGGATTAGTTCATATTCCAATTACAGAAGACAACGCATATTACGATAAGGTGTTATCAATAGATATGATTTGTGATGGTAGGCAAGAAAATTATTGGGCATTGCACCGATATATGGAAACCATCCAAAGCGGGATGACAAATGGTTTTCCTATAATGGATACCAATCATAGGGTATATGGAAATGACCGTAGATATAGAAACAGGGTAATGTATATACCCAGAATTGATATTATAATGGCAGATGATTCATTTCAAAAGCATCAAACCGTAAGATTTGGAAGGTGTAAACCCATCAGACTAGACAGTTTAAAATTGAATTTTGGTAACCCAGATCCTGTAACATTTTCTGTAAGTTTTGTTTACACTACCAGAGAAATAATTCGAGAACTTCCACCAAGTGAAGATATCGTACCGCCAATAGGAGTAGTAGATTAATTATGTCAAGTCCACACGAACTATCTGATTATAATAAAAACATGAGAGAACGTGTTAAGTTCTTTTATGATAATGCCAGCGTACTCCCTATTAACAAATACTTGGTTGGTTTTTATGGAATAAATGTTAAAGAAGCATTAGATAAAATGGGAAGAGATGCAACTATCACCAACGAAGCTGTATATAACAAAATGATTGGGAATAAAGAATTATATAACAAACACTTGGCCCAATTCTTAACCACTCATGCGTCCAGTGATAAATATGAAGTGGAACTTAAATGGACTGCTGTAAATGTATCCATTCCAAATGTACAAGCTGAAACTGTTAGTGATGTTAATATTGATTCAGTTAAAAACATAAATTATCCCTTAATCAAAAAACACACGAATACGGGAAAAATTAAAATCGACATAGTAGAAAATCGAACAATGACAATGTATCATTTTTTTAATGCGATTCAAAATAGATTCTTTTATCCAAAAGCATTAAGACCAAGAAGTTCTTTTCAAAAATTGGGAATGTATATAATTGTATTAGGCAATGACGTGGTAACAAAAATCGAAAAATCGGGTGATAACTCTTATTTAAGTGTAGACGAATCTAGCAACGTTCCTTTACAGGTGTTTGAATTTAATTCAATAGTTCCACTTGGTATATCCGAAATATCCCTTTCGCAAACCATACCAACTAAAAAATTAGAATATAATGTAACGTTTGAAGCACCCAACTTATTTCAAAGTTCATTTAAAACAATTAGTGAATTTAAAGGGTTGAGAGATAATACAAGCGGAAGGCAATTTCTTAAAGTAGAAAATGAAAATACAGATAACGGTGGAATATCTGTTGGGGGTGAGTATGCAACACGTATAACAAAAACCGAAGCTAATAAAAATGAACCACTTAAAACAGTATTTGAATTAACTAAAGAAGAATTAATAACCTCATCAAATCAATATTTCCCAAAAGATGTTTAACTAATTTCGGTTTTTGGTAAAAATCATTTATATTTTTATTAATGAAGACAGCATTAATAATCCCATCATATAATCAATCAAAATACTTGCCAAGGATTTTCAAAGCAATTGAATTACAAAGCATTAAGCCATCCGTTATTTATTTAATGGTTGATAGACCAGAAGATGATGAAACAATTGAACAATATTTAAAACAAATTTCCAAACTAAATTTAAATATAGTGATCAAATATGTTAACAAAATACCCAAGAATATAGAGTTCAGATCAACAAACAATCCTTTCTTAACACCTTACATTCGCAATTCGGGAATAGCAAATGCTCTCAGTGAAGGATGCGATAACTTTATATTCATAGATGGTGATTGCATCCCACAAAAGAATCTCATACAATCACATCTCAAAAAATTAAATCATCATATCCCTGTTTTAAGTGTCGGGCGCAGACGTGAAGCAATTTACAAATGGCAGGACAGAAGAGAACACGTTCCAGAATTACTTAATTTGAATTTGTTTCGTGAAAAGGGAACCTTAATCAATAATCCACAACTGTTGAAGCAATCTTTAATTGTTTGGAGCTGTAACATGGCCATGAATTTACCAGCCATTAAATTAATAAAAAAATTCAACAAAAAATATTACTTTAGGGATGAAGTTTTTTCAAGTGAGTTCGTTGGAAAATGGGGTGGTGAAGATGCTTTTCTAGGAATCCAATCTCATTACTGTAGAGTTTTTATAACCACCATCGGAGAAAAATCATCAGGTATTGAACACATAGATCACCCACGACCACCGGAAAAATACAACTTAGAACACATGAAATTTCTTAACAATGAAATGGAAAAGCTGAGTAAAAAAATTATGCTTAATCCTATGGAAATCGATTTTTTTGTTACTTAACTAAATAATAAACAAGCATTCCCCAAACAACCACGGCACCTATTAATATCCCGATGGCCTGTTCTTTCGTTTCTTTCGTATGTTTCATTGGTGTCTATATTATAGATACTTGCTATCAGTTAACAGCTTTTTTCTGCGCCATTTTTTGTAGTCTTTTTCTTCAGCACATCCCGGAGTCCAATCTTTTGGGGGGCGTTGTTCTTGCTGTTTTTTATTTGCTTTATCCATCTTATCTTCTCCGTTTGATTCCATAATTATAAAATATAAAATTACAGCTTATTGTCAACGCCTATTTCTATGGTTTTTATGCTTTTTATGGGTTTTAGCCACTATTTTATGGTTGTTACAACAACGGGGTCTAAATTAAGCGTTTTTCCAGAATATAAATTTATCATTTTTTTATACTCGTTGTACAATTTCTTATTATAATTAGTAGGAGAAATGTCAGATTGTTCTATATAATTAAAATCTTCTATCTTGGTTGCCTTTACTTTTATGACCCTGCCTTCTTCATTTGTTATACAAAAATAATCCTTCATCGGTGTTAGAACGATTCCTTCACTTATATCCATGAATTCTTCCAAATGCAAATCCTTAATACGTTCACCTGTAAACTTAACCCTATCAAAATTATCACAAGTATAATTGCAAATGTAATCTACCCTATTATCCATCAAAACAACTTCCATGTTTTTATGTCGTTGGATTATAAATTTTTTCAGATCAACTATACTCATATCAAAAGTTTTTATATTCTCGTGCTCCAACATCATATCACATAATTTTTCATATCCTACTTCCGGTCTGAAAATTGAACCAGTTGTAGTCCCATCTAAACAGGATAAATTAATCTCTTTAGCAAGAGCTGCTTTTGTAAATTTTGATTGTCTAAAACCGCCCCATTTATTGACACCCATGTATTTCAAAAGGCAATCATATAACCATTTAGGGAAGAACTTTTTATATATGTTTAAAAAATTATTTGCTTTTTCTAATTCATCCCTGAATTTGTTAATTTTAGATAAACAAACCTCTATTTGTTCCCACTCTTCTGCTGATTCAAAACTATTTTCATTTAAAGGATAACTGATCAATCCGTTACGGTTATTTACAAACTTCAATTGTTCATACGGTAAAAATACATAAGAGGAATTGTGCATTCTTTTAAATAGTGGATTAATTTGAAGAGTCTTAATCTTTAAAACATCTTCATATGAAATATAATCCCTTATGTCATCTAAAGGATATCCTAGTTTACCAGTTTTAATGTAATAAACCTTTTCACCGGACAGAGCTATTTCCCTCGCCCACATGACAGAATCAAGGGAATAGCCAATAAGTGCAAATATGGGTCTTTTCATAAATTAAATAACATCGTTTCGTATTAATGGTAAGATATGTTTTTCTAACCACTGCGGAGAAGGAAAACCAAAAACTACATCAATTATTTTACCATGTTCATCAGAAAATAGATGTAATGGGGTTTTTTGTATGGCCAAATCCTTTAATATCAAATTATTGTCAACATCATCATCAACTACCCACTTAACATTTTTCAAGGAATCCTCTAATAATCCATATTTAGTAAACCATCCCGCCATATCAGCAAATTTCTGTTCACAATCAATACATAATTCTTCATCTTTGTAAAAAGAAAAAATCCACATATGGGTATGTGGGAATTTATTCAATAATTGTTCACCATATGAATCAGTGCCATAATCCACTAACCTTGTACTCAAAGGAATATAAACATCGTCTATCGGTATATCTTCGCAGCATCCCATAATTTACATCCTATTTTTCTGATCAAATAACCCTTTCACATTGTCTTCGTTCAATATACGCCACGTTACTCCATGTTTTAAGCACCATTTTTGTGCTGCTTCCCATTTAGCCACATTTACCACATAATCCCTACAACCACATTGATATCGTTTTACTGAACGCTGATATCTTTCCAATGATTTAACAGTCCTGTTTTTCGGATACTTAGGCTCCTTTGGTAAAACACACATTTTAGCTGGCTTAATTTCAATCAATAATCTTTCGAATTTACCTCTATCATTTTTAACGTGGCAAAAAACATCTGGATAATAAATCGTAAAATTATTAAAAATAGGATGGTGATAATATATTTCTATACACTCATATCCCCATTTCATAATAAAAGGATTGATATCCATAGCATAAAATACTCTTTTTTCCCATCTGGATTTATAAATTGGTAATTTATTTCCTAAATACTTTTCAGGATGTTGTGGACGAAATAGACCTTTAATGGTATCTTTTTTATAATTCATTCAATTGTTAAGTTTGTAAATTAAACCATCTTGTATAATAATCCAAGTCAGTTTCATTTTCACCTTGTTCCGGTTTAGGAGTAGATCTTAACTCAGAATAATCATCAACTATTTCATAAGAAGGAAGCACTGGTGAGATTTCCTCATCTATGGTGCGTGAATCCGTTTCTTCCGTAGAATAGATTGTGTTCTTAAACTTTTCATTAACGATATTTAAAGCATCAAGATGGTTTTGACTTTTAACAAATTCAAATTCCCATTCGGTCAATTCAGAAAATTTATCTTCATATGAATCACTTCCAGCGGCATTACCAATATTTTTCGTCATTGCAATAATTAATTTTTCTATGTTCTTCTTAAATAATAAATCACCATTTCCCGTTAATGTTTTCTCTTCCAATCCATCTGAATTAACTACGGCATCGGCTACTGCATTTTTTTCTTCTACCTCATCATCAAAAATATCATCAAATGCTGTGATTTTTCCTAATGCTTTGTACACATCCAATACTTCAGTAATATTACTTTTAGCGTTTAGTGGTTTTTGGCGGGTATATATTTCTCTAATCATAGAGGAACGTGGGGAACTAGAACCTGACTTGAAAAATAGACATGCTAGAAATATATCTATGCTATTTGGATCGTTCCAAAATTTTGGGTTAAGTCTTAATCCTTCATTGTAATCTTTTATTTTTCTTTTTAAGTCATCTGAAAAAGAGGTACATACGTGCTCAAAACAATTTGCCCATAATTTAAATGTTTTAATCATATCCAGAATACTCATACCCGGATACTCAGTACCATTTCTTCTTTTTTCTATTGAATAAATAAATAAACAATCAAAACCATTTCGTTTTGCCATTCCAATTAACGTTGTCATGTCAAGTTTTTTTGTAAGAAGAGCACAATATTGTTTTATTAAATTTCTTAACGGTCTTAATATTCTATCCAATTGTCTTTTGAGAAATTTTTGAGTTTCATTGAATGCTTTAGCCATTTCTTTTAAAATTTTATCTAAAAATCTATTTGTGATATCCAAAGCACCCACTGCATCAATTCCGATATTTTCTAAACACCTAACGATAGCAGCAGGATTACCTTTATTTTCCTCAAAGCATTTACCACCAAACATATTACCCAATATTTCTTCAATACAGGGACACTTAACCATTAACTCTTCCAACACACCAAAATCTAAAAATGATGTAGTAGCTTTTCTAACACCCGTTAATTCTTTTAACTCCCTTAACGAAGATACCAAACAACCTTTAACATCATTCATAAATTCCATTAGGGCTTTTTCTAATCTAGTTTTATAACCATCGATTAGTTTGAATAACATTACAGCAGAACTTAATGCAAGGTTAACATAAAAATCTATAATACTCATCCACTTATTAGTAAAAAAACAAATATTTCCGGCCATTGATTCTGGAGTTAAAAATTTACCACCCAAATAAGAAAGACCATCACGTACATCTAAACTGCTACCTTTTACAAAATTGAGACCACCCACAACGGGGCCAGCATAAGGAAGATTCCCTACCCAATTCATTAAATTTTCGCCACAATTCCCATCTATCTTCAATCGTTTTGCTGCATCTTGTATGCTATCAAAAAAAGAATCCTCAAATGTTTTAATTGTTTTAAGGGTTTCTGCTGCTTTACTGGCAGCATTTTGAACTCCACCTGCCTTGGTGTCTCCAGTTATAATCTGATGGAAAGCGTTTAAATTTTCAAATATAGGTTTACCAGCCATAATCTTATCCTACAAATCCAACATCTTGAACTATTAAATCTTGCTCCTTTATATTAAAAGTATATTTTACGTGCTCTTTAATTGTATTTACAGTATCCTTTTGAAAAGGTTTCCAACTTTCACGGTTGGGGCTTGTACCGACAACCAAAACAGTTATTGCATTTTTATTACCTTTTACCTGTGGAAATAACAACGGTTTTTTAGGAGATGGTAATTTATTTCCATAAGTTGTATCATTTTTCAATTCAACGAATTGAGCAAATCCACCAGATTTATCACCGTCATCAAGGGGCGCATCAGGATCATCGAAAGATGGTGGTGGTTTTAGTTGTTTACCAACTAGATAATGTGCGCTTAACTGAGTGTTTTTGTCCAATATTTTCTGTGAGAAATCAACAAAATCATTTGATCCAGTAATTCCAACAAAAATATGTGTTGGTTTTCTTTCAGAATTAATTTCTATGGGTGTTGGTGAACGCAAGAAAGTAACTTCACCTACCTTGTTTCCACTGGAGTTTAATAGTGGATTAATTACTGATGTATCTATTCCGGTTGGTTCAAACTGTTCAGCATCCGTAGTAACATTTGCATTTGATTCGCCATTTATTAAATCAACTGTAGACCTTGATACGTGAGTAATTATTAAGTACTCAGAACCCTGAAAAGCATCGCCCGACCCCACAGGAGTACAACAAAATGGATCAATGGTTGCTTCTGTTAATACAGGATGTATTTTACCACCACGTTGTTCATTTGCGCCCCTTCCCGCATTTTCATAACCGTCTTCACTATCATGTACTAGAGTCCCAAAATTATTCCAAATTACAGCACTTCTACTTGGGTGTGTAAATAATGTATCTTTACTTTTTCTGTTATGATACATGGAAAAAAGATCCCCGCCTAAATTGGCAATAGCTACATTTGGATACTCATCCACATAGTTTTTAGGTAAATATGCATCTGACTTTTCCGGGGATGAGCTAAAATATTTAGGTTTATTCACATCACCTTCATCAAATCCAACCCTCAAATGTGTTCCTTTAGTAGGAACGGCCATTAATGAACTAACGGCAGGAATAGCATATGGTTGATGTTCTTTTTTCAACTCATCAGTAACACCAAATATTTTCACACGAACAGCACCTGCGTGATTCGGATCAACTTCATCTGTTAAGACAATTGCATCATAATAACTTTCGTTTAGATTATGCATTTGATTTTTCCAAAAGTTGTTTAAAAATTTTAGCAATATGTTCTTCACCAGTTCCTGCAAAATTATCAGACACCAGTTTTAATGTTGTGACAAATTCCAAGTTAACGTTCTTTGGGCCAGTTGGTGATAAATCAGTTACCGGATTGTATGATATTAATTTTTCTTGAACTATAAACGCATCTGAAAAATCTACATCCAATGATAGTCCTCTGATTCTATAATCATCACCCATTTTTATGACAGATACTTTAGAACCCAAAGCTGGCCCAACGTTATTATAAGTTTGAACCATAATTATTTTAGCATACGTAGATATTTTGTAATTTCTATATATATCTGCAAATGAATACAAGTTATGTGTATTATTTGGCCAGTGTCTTTTAATTTTTAAATTACCAAATGTATCTGTTTTATCATCCAACCCACTTGCTTCCATCACTTCATTCTGTTTAATATCACCCATTTCTGTCAACAACTCAGAAAAAGATGCTTGTTTTACGCCAGCCGTTAATAATTTACTTCCCCTGATACCAGAAAAAGATACATTAGGAAATAATTTTTCCCTATGTTTACCTAAATCGTTCATGGTTTTCTGCTTATCATATTGCCATATCGTAAAATTCGGGTTATCTAAAAAAGCTTTTCCGGCAGATGTAGAGGTTACCGATTCCGATGATTGTGTTAATATAAACCTATCTTCATATTCTTTTTCTAATCCCAAAGATGATATTTTAAATTTGTTGTTAACATCATCCCACGCCCAAAATAAATAATCATTTTTCAAAAAAGATTTACTTACAATGGTATCCAACTGATCCCACATATTTTCTTGAATATTTCTCCAGACCATACGATCAGTTGGTTTAGATGCATCAGATGGGTATGGGTTATTTTCTATTTCCATAATATTAAAAACTTCAGCCATTGCATCCACGCTATTCCCACTAAACGATCTTGTTTTCTTCTTTAGTTGTGCCTTATTACCCGCACTCCACATTAACCTATATACAGAGTTTGCGGCCACCACATCTTCTTGAATGATGTCATCGACTATAAATTCTATGGATGAGAATTTATCAGTTGCAACATCAGTTGTATTGGTAAAAATTATTCTACCAAAATCACCACTCTTAGCTTTAACAAAATCAGAATTTTTATCAATTAATGTAAATTGACCACTTGGGACAGTATTGATAGCGTTAGAATATTCAAACCTTAATAAATCAGCATGTGTGATTAATATTTCACCGAACTGAATTACTATATTTAGTTCTGAATCTAAATTTGTGGTTGCTGCTCCGGGCATTTATTATGATCCCTTTATAAATTCAAATTGATTTAAATATTGTGTAGCACTGGAGAAAGATGGTACTAATAACAATCTACCTTCAGAAACTTCACTCATATAACCATAACTTACATCAAAATAATTATACCAATCCAAATCATTAATTCTTTTATCACCCATCTTATTAAATATAAGTTCTTCTCGTTCCCTTTCTGTAAATCCGTCTTCTTTTAATTCTGTATCCAATGCTTTTTCAATTGGTCTTAAACCCACCCTAAAACCACTTGATAATTTTATATCATTTGCAGCAGCCAATGGTTTGTAATATTTAAAATCCCCAAATAGTTGAAATGCTATTCTAGACAAACGACCCACCAAATGAGAAGGGACTTTAAAAGTTTTTTCTATATCGAAATCGAATTCTTTTATTCTAGGATAATTCATTTATTAAGTTCCTCGCTCAACAACTGCACCAAATATTTCTCGTGTACTCTCACTTACAGGTTTAGCCCTTGCAGTATTAGATGGTGGTCGTTGAGATAATTGTTCCTGTCTCAATAATGTATCAGAGGGGGCTGCTTTGTTAGCCAAATAATCTGTTACCTCAACTTTAAATGTTGGTTGAGTAGCTTTTGCTTCCTCTTCCATTTTCTTTTTCTGTTGTTTAGCCTGAGCTTCTTGTAATGCTTTATGCTGTTTTGAAAAATCCTGTCCAAAAAGTTCTCTACCCAATAATGAAGTGAATTCCATTTCAGGTGCTGGTTTCAACCAATATTCAAAATTTATATTAACTGAACATAAAATGGGAAGATGTCTTCCAGTGGCTGATTGTACAAATGTTTCTTTTGAAAAATTAAATTTTATTTTAGTTATAACTAATGGTTCAATATCTATGTATTGTCCAACATTAACCCTTACTGGTAGCGGATCAAACGTAAGATTTCTTCCAAAGAATCTATTGAAAGTAGTCATCCCATTAATTGCTGTCTGACCGCCTTTTATTGCTAATTGGCCTAATAAGCTACCATAACTAGCGGTAGGAGAAGCTTTTACTTGTGGGTTGTTTCCGTCTGCTGTTGTTTGGGTACTTGTTTGTGCATCATTAGCCTTTGAAAAATCATTGAACATGCTTTCAAGAATTGATGGTAATTCAGCTTCTAAAACTTTACTTGGTGCTTGTCTTGGGTAGCCCATTCTAGCAAGTATCTGTAACGAAGTTATACAAAGGTTATATTGTTCTGGTAGATACCATGAACATTCTACATTAAAATCATCCAACACCAGCTCTTCGTATTTTTTCAAAGAACTACTTCCGGTTGATGTTGCGTTGGTGCCTGTCAAATCAGCAGCTACATTAGCAACATTAACTACCGTTTCAGTAAGGTTAGGAGCAATGCCCGATGCTAATTTTTTAATACCACCCAAAAGATTACCACTTCCGGGTTGATTTTTCCATTTGTTAGTAAACCCAAAATCCTGATTACCACCATTTCTCAAAAAACCAAAAAATACCCTATCTGATCTTGCAGTTAGTTCATCATATAAATTAGATCTTAACTGATCACCCTGTCGTTGTAATGTTCCCAAATAACGTCTTCTAGCATTGCCATCCAATACTTCAATTCTAACAATATTAGGTTTTGGAATATTTGATGATAAGCCTCTGTTCTTAAAATGATCCACTGAATCTCTATGTAGTTCTAAATTGTCTGCCATATTTTACTCCTTATACTGATGCACCCATGCCCATACCTGCTGCTGTTTCAGCACCCATACGTTGCATTTGCCACGTTTGGTATCGTTTCCATCCGTCTGAATCAATAAACATATTTAATCTTTCAAGCATTTTATCAGCTAATAAACCAGCAAACTCTTCTTGCTGTCCTTTATTCATTTCAGATGTTGAACCCATGATTGGTGCGTTTACTCTTGATATTGTTTCTTCCGGTGTCATGTTAGGCATTGGTACTCCACCCATATCACCTGTCTGTCCAAAACCCGTGTCAGGTGTAGGCTCTGTTTCGTTTTTTAATTTTGATAATGCATACATTGAAGCACCGCCCATTCCAGCCATCATTCCTAACTTTGGCATAAATGGTTTGGCTGTCATTAAACCTCTAGCAAGACCAGATTTTCCCATTAACGCCTTTGTGGCTGTCTTTGCAGCCATTCCACCAGCACCTGCACCAGCTCTTCCAGCCTTGACATCCTTATACATCAGACCAGCATCAATTGCCAATGATGCAGCCGTACCGATGCCCGGAATGGTACTGGCAAGCCCTGAGACAATTTCTAAACCTGCTCCTGTCCAATCACCCTTCATGGCTCTTGATATACCGAATCCCAACCCCATTAAAGCACCTACACCGGGGATTTTTTTCAATAATGATTTACCAAGTCCTTTTGCTGCTAATTTTCCTATTCCTTTCGTAGCACCCGTTTTAACACCAGCTTTACCAAGTGCTGACAATCCTGTTTTTGCTACAAATCTACCCGTTTTTGGATCTCGAAGTCTTCCCCCGACACCGGACGCTATTGCACCCGCACCTACCCCTGCTGCTGCTGGTAAAAAACTTTTAATTCCTATCTTACCTAAACCTTTACCAAGAATGCCTTTAAGTCCTACTTTACCTAAACCTTTACCGAGAAGTCCTTTTATTCCTGCCTTACCAAATAATTTGCCTAATAATTTACCACCTAATAAGCTGGCACCCGTTCCTAAAATACTACCTAAAATACCACCGAAAAGACCTCCACCTTTTTTAGGGCCATCGCCTTTTTTAGGGCCATCGCCTTTACCACCACCCCCACCACCTAAATTATCATTGAGATCATCCAGTTTAAAATAAATTCCAGCAATGTATTGACCAAATGTAGATGGTGGGTCGGCGGGTGTAATAGGTGTATTTAATAATGCTTTTGAAATCCCCATTGCAGTATTGGTATCTCTTTTTCCCTTTGATGTACCACCTTTACCTGATGATGTATCGCCTTTCTTACCGCTTCCTCCACCTATAATACTAGCCATGTAATCTGAACCCATGGACTGTTCTTCTTCCGTTTTTCTACCCCTTATCATTGCATCAATAAGACTTTCTTTACCTATTGTATCCTTAAGTAAAGAAGACTGCATTTTTCTTTTAGTTTGTGCTTCTAATAATTCACGTTCCTTTTCAGATAAATTTTTACCAAAGTGTTCTGGATCGGCTTTTCCCTTCTGATATAAAAATTCCTTTCCGGTTGCTTCGGATAACGCCCCGGACTGTTCTTTTATTAATTGTTGCTTTCTTTTGGCTTCTCGAATTAATTCTAATTTTTTTGCCCTTTGTGCTCTTCCTTCTTCCGTGTCTTTTGATGGATCACCGATATCCGTTATCTCACCACCCATTGCACTCAAGACAGATTTTTCTTTAGTTATATCCTTTTTTAATTTTTCAATATTTTTAAATCTTTCTCTACTTGCCTTTTCATTGGGATCGAACCGTGCCTGTAAGTTGTCTTTTGCCCTTAAACCTGACTTGATACCACCTTTAATGGTAGAAGCCATTCCCAACATGCCATGTACAATGCCAAAGGGAGCAGAAGTTCTTGCTGCGCCACGTAACCCAGTTTTAAATCCTTTGTATATACTTTTTAAAAAACCACCATTTTCATCTTGGTTTTTGATTTGTTTTTTCTGTCCCTTAGCAAGGGCATCGTTGCTTTTTTTAATGATATCTAATTCTTTTAAATATTTATTAGCATCGGATTGTAACGACATGGATGATCTTTGATTTTTCACCATGTTTTGTATTAATATTAAAATGGTATTATTAGCAGAACTACTAGAATCTGACTCTGGATCGGGTATATTCAGCTTTTGGTTTTTGGCAAAATTTTCAGATTTTTTATGAAACTCTTCAAACGATGAAGACACTTTTTCATCATGTTCATCTATTTTTTCGGATGCTCTTTTAGTCTCTTCTAATATTTCTTTTTCTTCTTTTTTAGAAGGTTCTTTATTAGCTTCTTCCTCATATCCAGATTTTTTCTTTTTTTCAGCCATATAATTATATTTAACTATTGTTTTAAATAGTTTATATTATAAAAATCGAATTTAAATGAAAAAATATATTATTTTGGAAAAATTTTTACATATTAACGTTTTGCAAGAAGGATTCCATGGTTTTTTGCTTGTTTTTATGTACATCAGAAACTTCTTTCGCCAAGTCTAAAAAATCTGGGATAAACATGGCATCGCAGTCTTTAATAGAATTAGATGTATGTATTGAGATAGAAGCTCTTATTTTCCTGACATTATCGTCTGGTATTAATGGGAAAATATATTTCAGGACGAAACGGATACCCCATCATCGGAGTAACCTCCTTGCATTCTGGGTCGGGACATGTTAAATTGACAATAATATCAGTATTTAACGTATTTTTTTGTACATTATTTATGAATTCAGTAAAATCAATTGCATCAAATTTCATAAATTCATTAGCTGCTTCTGCTAAATCAGGTATACCAATATCAACCACGGATAACAACTCTAATAATTCATCTCGTCCTTCCGGTGGTTTTCTGTTATATTGATAGTAATCCCGATGCAATACAGTTTGAACTCTTGAAATATGGCTTCTTTGTTTTAGAAAAATTTTACATTTAGTACCGTTTGGTAATGTAAATTCCACAAACCCTGTTCCACTATATGCTTTTAAAATTTCTTCTGCGTTTGTTTTAAAGGAAAGTGATTCAAAACCAAATTCAGCAGCGTCTTCAGGAACATCTAATCCACATTTTTTACACGTAAACCCAGAATGCGGGAAAGCGTATCCCGGATAAGAAGATTCTCTGAGCCATAAAGCAATATATACTTCATCCCCGTATAATATTTCATGTGGTTCAATGCCACGTATTCTTCTTGAAAAAATTTCATTAAATCTTTGATGAACATTTTCTTCAGTGACATTTTGTATTTGGAGTAAATCTTCAACTTTTAACGCTTGACCTTTTATGGCATTTTTATAAAATAAACCCTTCGAAGGAAGCCCTCCGATTTCTACAAAATTTTCATATACTTTTTGTGTTTCCGTGGCGGGTTCCATCCCCGCCACGTTTAACTTTTGCTGTTGTTCTGTTGCTTTTTTAACAGCATCAACAGCTTCTTGGGATAGCTTTTGTTCCATTAAATCTCCTTGAGCTTTTCATTAACCAGCTCTGCCCTTTCTTCTAACTTGATTACACTTTCATTTATATAAAATGTTTCAGTATCACGAAGGTCTACATCCTTATATTTGTTATACCACTTTTTACCAACATAATGGTCTTCCAAATATTGATCCCTGATTCCATCTTTCAATTTGTTTATATCACTGGTCTTCCACGGTTTAGTCACAAAAATGGCATTAAAAAAATTATTTGTGTTATCTTCGGCAGTTTGTCTAATTAAATACATTAACCAAGAACACAAATCATTCAACCTTTTCTTGTAAGTTTCCCTTAAAAGTCTCATGCCACAAATAGTAAGGGCATAAAAATCAATGGGGCTTCTATCAACTAAAAGGATACAAGGAGTAGAATACTCTTCAGTTGTTGTCAGATAAACTTCAGTTGACCAATCATTCAACAATCTGAATTGAGATCGGATATATGACTCATAAATTTCGTCAATTTTAGCATCCCTTTTTTCACCTTCCAGCTCTTCGAGTATTTTTGCATTATCATCTATTAACTGTCGGGGGCTAACATAATAACCTTTAATATGTGAATTCTTTTTGAATAAATACCTGATTATCCCAGTATTTTGAAAAATTACATGGGAATTTATTTTTTTGGCAGTGTTTCGTATAATGGTAGTTTTACCTGAACCGGACTGACCAAAAAAACCAGCAATTTTTAAATTTTTATTTCTATTGTAATTAGGCATCATATCTCCCTTCAATTATTTTTGTTTAAAATCAGCTTCGATAACATTCTCAGGTTTCTCAGGTACTTTGGTTTCAGCTTTGGCTTCAGCTTTTTCAGGCACTTCGGTTTCAATTTTACCATCTCTTTTTTCATCAACTTTTTTAGCTGCTGCGATTTCTTCTTCCTTTTGCTTTTGTGCCAGTTCCTCTTGTTTTTCTCTGGACATTGCAGCCCTTGCTTGTGATAATTCTCTACCAAGCATAACAGAAAAATATCTAGCTATGATAAAAGGTGAAGTGGCTATTCTATTTTCCACTTCCTGTCTGCATTTATTAAACACTTCGTTAAAAAGAGCAGGTGTTTGAAATCTGTTAACCATACCAGCTATCTTTTTAGCAGGGGTATCTTTCCCAAATGTAACTCCCGCAGACATTGCTAAGTGGTTACTATCTTTTTCATAACCCAAATGGTCAATACCACAGATTGGTAAAGCACCATAGGAAATAGAAAATAAAATGTCTTCATCTCCAGTGGTTAACTCATACATATCACCCTTCATGTTATCGGGTTTTGTATGTATCACCATATCAAACCCGAAATCCCTTTCAATGGCATATGTTGGTGAAATATTCCTTCTATTAACATATGGATTAGCCCAATGATATATGTGATTAATTTTCCTTCTTGCTATCAATGCCATAACATGATCGTTCACTTCATCAACTGAACAAATGGTAATATTAGCCTTTTTGTAATTGTTGATAATAAATTCCTCAACGTTTTTTGGAATTGATAATCCTTTTATTAAAATTTTAGGTTTATCCCTTAACTGCGATAATTCAGCTTTTCCCTTTTTTGTAAAATCTTTAAACAATGGAAAAAAATCTGCATTAACTGCTGAAGGAACAACAAAAATATCCTTATTTGGATCTTGAATGAATTTGTAATACATTATGGCTTCCTTTAATTCTGGAGTTGGAACCACAACCGTATCTGCAATGCTCATGAAGGTCTCCATCAATTGAACAGTGCCTACATCACGAGATCTGCCGACTGTTCCCTGCCAAATAAATTCATCGAGAGAATAAACAATACGTAATTTTTCAGAACGTTCTTTGTTTAATTCTTTCAGATATTCTATGGCCTTGTCTTTATTTTCATCCTTGTTTAATTCTTCAAGGTTTTTCTTCCAATCGGGTTCAATGCTAGTTAATACCTGATTCTGTAAATCGGAAAGATTTTTAACCGCCTTAAACTCAGATACATTATCTGCCCATATGATATTTACATTACGCAAGTCATCCAGCTTAAACTCTCCAAACATCTTGGAAGAAATTGTGTAATACTCTATATCGGCCTGACGTTCATAGAAGTCTACAAATGTTTTTAATATTTTTTCACCACGGAAAGGTAACAACCGTGTATCACCATCCCCAACATAGAGAATATTAAACTTTGGTTTTTCCGTTGCTTTTTTTCTAAGCTCATCGGTTAAAACAAAAGAATCGTCTTTTGTTTTTTCTATTTCTTCTACCTTAACTTCTTCTGTCATTTTAATTTCCTTTTTAAACTAAATTAAGTTCCTTTTTAAAACTTTTAATCTTATCGAGTATCAAATCCTTAGAAGCTTTACCCATACTTAATTCAGGCAAATCTTCCGAATTCTGTTCAATCCAAACTTCTGATAACTTTAATGTATCCATGCCTAAAAGCCTATTTGCTTCACGTTGTACTTCTGTCTTTTGGGCTATTTCCTTCTTCTCTCCACTATAAGGTATTTTTTTTATTATCAAAGGATTCTTACTTTCGACAATTAAACGCATTTCAAAGCTTTCTTCCATCGTCCTATCGTTGCTCATATAAAACCTGACAAATGAATTCGAAACATCTTTGTCTGTTAATGTATCCAAATCGGTATCCCATACATCAGTAAATTTTGGAGAAATGGTGTTCTCAATGAAGTCATATGTTAAGTCTTCGTTTAGAATCCATATACCGTGCTTCTGGTCAGCGTTTGCAAATGTCATGGGGTAAGGTGACCCCAGATATAATAGCTCGTTACCGGACTTGGTTTCGGCTGATAAGCCATGATAGTGACCACTTATGGTCATCTTAGCAGCATTGAAAAATAAATTTGAATCAAGGCCGAAAGTTGAGATATTCCCACCTTCCATGTTAATATCAAGCATTTCAAAATGCCCAAATAAAACTGTATTATCCCTTTTGGCTACGGGTGTTTCAGCAAGTTTTTTCAAAAATCCAATGAATTTTTCTTCATTCTTTTCCAAGAGCCAAGGGATAAAGTACCATTCTTTACCAAAAAATGATTTCTTAACGACTGTATCCCTGTAAACGGTGACATTAGGAATATCCTCGAATAACTCTAATGCTGATATGTCATATGAATTATCATAGTACATGTCATGATTACCAAGAATGATATGAATATCAAAATCTTTAAATTTTTCTTGGAGTAATCTTTTTGTATGTACCAACGCTTCAACATCTATGGTAATACGATTATCATGGATATCGCCAGTAAAAAGAACGATTTTTACTTTACGTTCTTTTAGCTCTTTTACAACGAAATCAAAGAATTTTCTTTGTCCGTCCTTGATATATTTTTTAATAATTGGGTTTTCAGCCTTCCGGTTGAAATGAATGTCCCCAATTAGGGCTATTTTTTCCATTAATTCAAATCATATTAAAGTGAATAAAATTCTTACTACTAATAAGTTTAAATTATTTTGGAAAAAAATGTCAATATTTTGAATAGTTTTTAATTAAAATTAAATTTATAATCAAATTTATCGATATCTTTCTTATATATTTCCGTAACTACATCTCGTGTTTCATCATCGTAATATTCCCAATACTTTTTTCTGGGTTTCCTATTCCTGTATTCAGCCGTGTTTATCTTCTCCAACGGTAATTTATTTACCTTTACTTTTTTACAAACTTTGGCAAAATCATCTTCTAGATTTTCGTAGCGACCAATATAATCTACCCGAATTTTTCCACTTTTATCACATAACCAATCAACCATTGGTATATACCTAACAAAGTTGTGATCATCAAACTTTTTATTTTTAATACCAAGTACAAATTGCTTAAAATTATACTCTTTATATGTGCTTTTTACTCCCCACAACCATAAAGAAACAATCCTATCGTATGGGTTCCTGACAAAGGTAAATTTGAAGTATTTATCAATTTGTTCTTTGGTTAAATTGGTACAAAACGAAAAATCACCAACTATATTAGTTATGCTATGATGTTTCCCGATACACTTGTATTTTTTACTGAACGTCTTATTTATACTTGTACCAGCAGTTTTACAGATATCAATAAAAATGAACTTTTTTCTATGACATATCATTTATTTGACTTTTCTTGCTATACCAATACAATCTCTTTCTTTTTTAAACACTTCCAACAATTTAAACCCACAAACATCTTTTAATAAAAATTTCATCCCATCAGGAAGTATTCTCCAACAGTCTACTGGATATTTATGTTCAGGCCATTGCCACGGTGCTATGATACAAACAACACCATCTACCTTTAATGCTTTTTCTACCTGTAATATCCATTCCTTGGTATCCTTTACATGTTCCAAGCATTGACCAGATATGACTACATTGAACTCATCTTCTACCCCCCAATCATAAAGATCTGGTGCAATAATATCGACATTCTTCCCTTCTGATATATCTAATCCTTTATACACCCAATTATCATTTTTCTTGAATAGATCTTTATAAGTGTTACAAAAATCATTTTTGCTATTTGGTTTAGTAACATCCATACTACCAACGTCCAAAATTTTTAAATTTTTCTTTGGTGGTAAATATTTTCTCACGAACTCTTTCATTCGTAGTGCTGAAGATTTATGCATTTCTACTCCTTTTGTGATTTTCAAAAACAGGTATCCATTGTTTAGCTCTGGTCTCCCATTTCCAATCTCGTTCAATTGTTTCTCTGTTATGTTCGCCCATTTGTCTAGTTAAATCGTTGTTTTCTTTCAATAATATTATATTTTTATAAAATAAATTAATGATATTTTTTTCAACTATATCATTTTTATTGTCATATGAAGGAATAATCAACCCATTATGGTTATTAGTTATCAACTCCGGTATGCAACCAACGTCTGTTGATATTACAGGTATTCCACAAGCAGATGCTTCAAATACTGGATTAGGTGTTCCTTCTCTATAGCTGGTACAGATAAATAAATCAAGTTTCTGATAAAAATCAATCATAGCTTCCCTACTTATGGAATTTCTAAAATCATTTTTAACAAATCTCAATTCAATATTTTTTCTATTTTTCAATTTACGCATCAGTGGTTGCAACACATGACCATAACCTTTAAAATCAATTGGTACTTTATTAAACCCCCCCGTTGTTTCCTTCCCAACCCAACCTATAACAAATTTATCATTTTTCTTCTTATTTATTTTTGGATAAAAAAATGTTTCATCTACCCCATTAGGTGTATTGTAAATAACCTTATTAAGGTTATGTTTTTTCGCTAAAGTATATAATTTTTTAGATGTAGTTGTCGCAGCACTAAACATTTTAATTTTACTTTTAGCCTCTTGATATCGAGCTAAAAACACATGACCCGAAATACCACACGTTGAAAGTTTTCTATGACCTGCTAAAGTTGTATCCGTCCAACTAAAGGAATGAATCACATCATACCGTTTTACGTTTGTTTTGGGTAAATTTTTAATAGTGACAATATCAATGTCATATTGAGGGAGATATTTCTTTAAAGCTTTTGCTTTAATTCCCCACGCCCAATTTAAAAAATCAACTATTAATAGAATTTTCATATTGTTTAAATTCATCAAATGTTATTAAATTCAATAATTTCTTTCGGTTTTTTTGTAGAAATTCAAACTCCAATTTTTCAACCTTGGGTTCGAATAAGTTTTGGTGGCCACGTTTCACTATACCCATGCCATGATCTTCATTTACAACAAACATGTCTAAATCTTCCCGTGTCATCCTTAACTTTGCAAATGCTTTCCAAACGGTTCCGTTCCACGTCCCACCCTTATACACCTCTACCTGATGTTCTTTTTTTGCGGGGCTACAATCATGAAGTACAATTGTACCCCAGTTATTAAGATATTTTAAGGAATTTTCAATATCATCTAACACTTGATAATCTAGATGCAACCCATCAATAAATATTATATCGTACATTTTATTATTATGTTCGAAAAATTTATCTGATGTCATTATGTGTAAGTTTTCACATTTCCCTCTTGGGGCGGGGTCAACTGCATCCTTATTGATAATCTTTATTTTATTAAAATTATCATCCGGGTTTCTCACACCAATTTCTAAGTATGTTTCATACCCATACGTTTCTATTAAAAAATTTATTATTTCAACCTTTGTAGTCATTATAATCTTCCTTTCTCGGCTTCTATACATAACCGTTTAACGTTAGATATCTGTGAATATGGATCTGCATCTCTACTATATCTGCATTTTTTTGCAATATTCATCAATTGTGAAAATTTTTTCTCCGTAGTTGCTTCCCAAAACTGCTTATAGTAATGTTTAAAAATTCTGGTAAATGCATAATTTTTCAAGCGTTTATATTGGGATATGGGTACATTCCTAACAAACACCCTTAAATGAAGTCCATGGTGATTAATATAATCCCCTTGTTTTGTTGGAAGTGTTAATTGGGATTCCGTTATTATTTTAAGTAACGTTTCTTCGTTGTGACCATTAAATTTATTAGCTTCTATTAATCTCTGGTATTTTTTAATAGCAGGTAGTGTCTTTTTAAAATACGGCTCAGTCTGCATAAAATGCAGCCCTGTGAGCTTTTTATTCCCTGTCCTTACACAATTACTGTATGGTAAATTTTGCTCTCTACAGTGGTTAATATGCGCCTCAAGTAAAGGCAATTTTTCTTTCAATAACAGTATGTCGATATCACCAATGTAAATATTTTCAAAATCATTAAATTCTTTATCATACAATACCCATCGTAACGTTTTAAACGCTTGAATATTGTTTTTGTCACATTTATAATTCAGGGGTTTTATCTTAAACTCCCCCATACCTTCCAATAATTTTAAACTCTCCTTGACATGGGGATTAAGGGTACTGTCAGTGTAAATAAAAACACTATAATCAGGGTACAGCCTAAACACATAATAAATATAAAAGGGAATATATCCCTGATATTTTTTGTTAACAATATTAGCTATGCACAACTGTTTCATTTTAATCCCATGAAAACTTTTGCTAAAATTTTACCCGATAAACTTGGGTGATAATATTTCCAAGCATGTTCCACAAATATTTTCTTGATTTTCTCCCTGTCATCTTTCAATGCTATGCTATTTATTATGTTATTCATGTGAAACTTATCATCGAAAATCAAGAAATCCATACCCATTTTTTTCATTGTGTTTTTATATTCCATCGTGTTTGAAACAATGGTGGGTATTCCTATTGACACGCACGTTGTTAGACGATTATTTGACTTGATATTTTCATACGGCGTATCGAAGTGGTTCAATATACATAAGTCAAAATAACTTAGATTTTTTAAAAATGTATTCAATTCCCACTTAATAAACCTAAAATTTTTCAATCTAGAATTTCTACGATCCGTGATATAACTAACATCATATTTGTAACCTGCTGTATTTAAGTATTTAATCGTTTTTTCAACGCTATCAACGTTTCCAAAGGTTACAACCTTTTCAATGTTATTATTTATGTTACAATCTACCCTTTTACTGGATAAATAGTCTAGACCATTAGGCACAATATGTATTGGTTTCTTGGTTAGTGTTTTTAACTTACCACGTAATTCTTCTGTTGATGTGGTAACTGCATCAACTAAGTTAAGCATTTCTTTTTCATGCATATTGGGCCATACACCAATATCATCATCAATGTCATATACCACAGGAATATTTTTACTTTTTGCTTCTTTAACCACCCCAATCATTTTCGAGCTTGCATCTTTTTGTATAAAAAGATAATCGCAGTCTAAACTACCTGCATACATCGCATAATTAAACTCCTTCGGGAGATAATTTAAAAAATTAAAAAACCTGATTCTTGAAGAAGCGGTATCAATATCACCTATAGCTTTTCCTATTATTCTTTTCAATTTTTAATTACCGAATTAAAAACCCTGATCAACAAGTTACTTGAATTTTTGGGATGATATTTATCCCAAACATACTCTATAAATCTTTTTTGGATGACCTTTCTCAAATTTACATCACATATTTGTTTTAAAACCGTCCTCATTTTTTCTGGTGATGATACAATTAAATTTTCAAGTCCAATATCCTTCATCGTTTCTGCATATGATTGAGTATTTGAAACTATAGTTGGTATACCTAAAGCCATTGCAACTAATAACTTATTATTGGATTTTTTGTTACCTCTGGGGGTATCATCATGAATTAACATGCAAAGATCAGTATTATTCTTTAAACTCGCAATGAATTTTTTCAGCGTCCACCTTATGTGGTTTCCTTTCTTAATTTTAGGATTACGGTTACCGTATATATAATTGAATTGGTATTTTGGGGGAATAACATTAGCATAGGTAATAGTATTTGGGGGAACATTGCAACCCCCAAAAGTTGTTATGTTTTTTATATCCTTGGCAATTTTTATGGGAGTTGGTCTTTCATCAAAATAATCTATGCTATCGGGTATTACATAAATGGGCGTATCTGTAAATTTTTCAAAATATTCTTTATTTCCCGATGTATTGGTTGTAATAGCTGATGCTAAACCAAACATTTGTTTAGCAAGAGTATTCCCACTTATCCCAAAATCATCAGATATATCATACACTATTGGTATTTTTTTAAGTTTAAATTCTTTCGCTATTTTTATCGTATTTACATTAGCTTCCTGTTGAATATAAAATACATCTGTTTTTACCTGCTTTCTATAAGCGGAACTTCTATACTTTGTTTTATTCATGAATTTAAAAATACGAACACATCTTATCCTTGATGAAGCACCATGTACGGCATACAATTGCTTATAAATAACCCTTTTCATGCCCCGCACCTATATCCATGCTCACCAACCAAAAAAAAGATACCACTTCTTCTATTTGGCCCGTTTTCATTATAATCTAAAAATCTTCTCCAATTAAAAGGTGTTATTTTTTTATCCAACTTCCACAGAACATATGATAAAGGAATTTGATCTCTGTGAGAATATTTCATGATTTCATCCCACCATCTCTCGCATATATTTATATTTTCTATCTCATTGTGATTTCTTAACATCAACCCACAAGCATAAAGGCCAAAATTAAAAGGCATCTTATCTCTTCGATATTGGTACAACTGACTGCGTAAAAGATTAGCATCTGCTTTACGCTTTTTGATACACATAAATATTTCGTTAAATAAACATTTTTCTCTATAATGTCTGGGTATTGCAAAGGATGGCCATTTTAAACCCTCACAGAAAGAGTTTAAATCCCTTAATATTCTCATGGAACCATCAATATATACGCTGTAATCATAGTCCTGAACAAATTTATGTGGATTTATTTTTGGAAATCTAGAAGCTTTATATTTATCCAATTTTCCCTTATCAAATACTCTAAGTTTCCATATTTTACTATCGTGTTTAAACATTTTATCAGTAAAACATATATGATCCCAACCTTCTGATTTTATCAAAGGTTCTTTTAAAGAATCATATCCGTTTACTATTACGGTATAAACACATTTCTTCATTGTTGGGCCAATACTTCACTAAATAAATTTTCAAATTTTGGCACATGTTTTTCCCACGACCAATTTTCCTCTATTTCTTCTCGTATCCTTTCTCCAAATAAGTTTATATATGGTGTTATGTTAACCAAACCTTGGGCTATGCTATTGATATTTCTATCAACTAAAACTCCGTTTATTCTATCTTTAATTAATTGTTCAGCTATCCCTACACGAGTAGAAATTAATGGTTTTCCACAAGCCCCTGCCTCAACCAATCCATTTTGTC